CTCGCCGGTGTCATACCTACCGCGTCATACAGATACTCCACTCTGGTTTCAGGATTGCTGTCGTTTTTGTTGACGCGATACCCGTACACCTTCGTGTTCATCAACAGCCGGAGTGCCGCTATATTCGCATCAACATCCACGAATTTTCTCGCAACAACGCCGTTTTCAACCGCGTTCTCGCTGTTGACATTCAGCGCATCCTCGATGATAACGACAGACGGGTCGGTCTGGATGCCGTCCAGTTTCAGCTTGTCCTCCGCCGACATGATACCGGCGGATTCCTCCGTGGCAGCTGGCAGCTGTGCAGCAGGGACTTTTCCGTCTACCAAATCCGCCTTTCCGTCAGCGGCGGCTCTCGCATCCATCGCCATAGCCTGCGCAATCATATCTGTCGCCATTATGCCCACTCCCCCTGTTCATTCAGTCTTTTGTACGTATGCGTCGCTGCGATGATGCAGATGCTGCCCGGCGCCCAGTTTGCATCCGGTGTCGGTACATCATTCGCGGTGTCCACCTGAATGGTCACGCGGTGGATCGGAACACCGCCCACATAGCGACAGAACACAGATTCAAGAATTGTCATCGTTTTTGCCCTCCTTTGTTGAATTTACAGCCTTGTTTTTTTCATACTGCGTCCCGAAGTAGAACGCAATAATAACAGAGAATACAGTCATGAACTGCTCGCCGGAGAGTGTCCCGCGGATGCTAAGATAGCCGAACACGCCCGTCAGCGTGAGCGTGACGATCGACTTGACGTCGATCAGTTTAGCCAGCCTTTCCTTCATGTTCAAGAACCTCCAGTCTGCGGTCGTGGGATCTGATCTGCTCCTCCACGACAGGCATCCGGCGGGCGAATTCGTTGTGGTGCCGTACTTCTGTCGTGAGCGATTCGATTTTTGTGTTCATGACTGCTTGAGACAGCTCGAGCTGATGCTCGATCTTTCTGTTCGATGCGTTGACGGTCAGGATGATGCCGACCAGACTGCAAATACCTGTAATAGCTGCTCCGATGATTGCTTCCATGTATGTGTGCCTCCTTTGGGTGTGTGTCAGCTGGTGCCCTTCATGCAGAACATCCCGTTATACAGATACTCCGTCCCGTCCATGCTGACACGCGTCAGCCCGGTCGTGATCGGGAACGACGTGCAGGGGACTACCCACAGCTTTTCTGTGTGGCTCTGCGCTGTCAGCAGCGTGGTGAGCAGCGTCTGCTTGGCTTTGCGGCGCAGCGCATCCATGCTCTCGCCGGTTGTTCTGGTGGGGCTGTAGACCTCGGAAAGGTACACGAATTCGTTTGTCGATGTTTCCGTGAAGTCCGTCGAAAATACGTTATAGTACCCGTTCAGATAAACGCATCCGCAGCAGACGACATTCCCGTCCTCGTCCTTCGAGAACAGCATCGACGAGTACTCTGTCCCTGCGCCCCTGTCCTCAATGATCAGGGCGAAGCCGCCGTCGAGCTTTGCGACGTAGCGCGGGACAAGATGCCCGTTGTTCGACGACGTGCGGACACCTGCCGCCGTTGTGATGCCGTTGTTTGCCTTGACATTGGCAGAAAATTCAGCCTTGGCGGTAGTATTGCCGGCGATGGGGTACAGCGCCAGCACCTTCGATCCGCTGCCATACGGCAGGAGGATCTCATATCCGCCGGGGAAAAAGTCCGCGGCATTTTCGTCGATCCACGATTTCAGCCCCTCAACGGCTTCGCCGTCATATCCGCCGTCAACGGGCAGCTCTGTGATGATGATATCGCCGTCGCTCAGCAGCGACACGTTTTGGATGATGATGCCGGCGAGGTCGCCCGGTGCAGGGGAGCCCCCGCCAATATTGACACCGACCTCAATACCCATATCCAAGGTAATTTTCGCATTCATACAGCTCACGCTCCTCTTGCGGATTTGCGGACAATCAGAAGCCCGCGGATCCGCTTGTACTTGATGCCGGTGCCGGAGATCGTGACGTCAACATAATACTCGCCGTCCAGTCCGGCAGTATCAGCGGCAGGGATCGTTAGATCGAATCCGTCTTCTGTCGCGGTACATGCGACGGTTTTCAGCACTGTGTTCGGTTTGCTGACAGATACGATCGACGCTGATGCTGTCAGCCCCGACAAGCTAGTACCTGTTACGGTGAAGTGTACCGTCGGTGCTGTATCTCCTGCCAGAATCTCCATATCGGGAATTTCAGTGTAGATTTTCATTAGATTCTCGCCTCCAGTGCTTGTACTCTTGCTTCGAGATCATTTAACGACAACCACTTGCCATATCCGGCGCTCCAACCCATAATATTACCGTTTCCAAGACTATCCCGATAGATTTGGACGACTGCGTTCGATGCAGACCCGGATGCGTTGATTTTGATGCCGCTTTCATGAATTTGCGATGATTCAACGCCATTAGAGTCGTAAAAATTCATAGAGTTTCCACTAAGAAGTGCTGCGGCGTTTGCTCCACTGTAAAATGTCAGGGCATTTCCACTGAATGATGATGCGGTGTTTCCATTCTCATAAAAAAACATCGAGCCAGCCTGAGCCTTCCACTCCTTTCCAATGCCAGTGTTGGAGAGGTCAAACTCCAGCGGTGACGAGTGACTGTGCCATACATGCCCCTGCTGGTTCTCGTAGTTGAGCTGAATTACATCGTAGTTCTCCGCGCTTGCGTTGATATTGATCGTACCACCTGTCACCGTCAGATTCTCCGCCGTCACGCTTCCGGCAAGCACGAAATCTGCAACAACCTTACCGTCCATCAGCATGGCGAGATTGTACTGCCCGTCGCTGCCCCTGTGTGCGATGCCGCCTGTGTTGATCTTCCAGATATTGGATGCCGTACTCTCATCGTCCGTATCCATGATAAGAACCTCATGCCCGTCACAGATCACATTGGACGCGAGCCCGCCGTTCATCAGGCCGTCGATCATGTCCTGCGTCGCTGCCATGATGCTGTACCGCTGCTGCGGGATCGCATACTCCAGCAGCCGGGCTGTCCTTGCCTGCGCGGATGAAAGCTTCACGGTCTTGTCGCCGATCTCGACGCTCGGCTTATATGGCTTGTTGACGATGTCCACATGCCGCTTGGTCAGCCGCAGATCCTCGTCGAGCCCGGTAAAGCTGCATTTGAACCGATAGGTATTGCCCGCCCGGAGCGCTTGCGCATCCGCTCCGATGGTCGAGAGATCGAGCACCTCCGCCGTGTACGACTTCTTTATGCGGTTGTTCTCGGCAAGATAGGCGGTGCCCTTGGTGTACAGCTCCGCCTGCGTTTCGATATCGTCGAATTCCGCAGTTCCCTCGATGATGCCGTAGGTCTGCTGTGTGTCGCTGTCCGCGTCGATCCAGTACTTGTCCGGCGCGTCCTGGTAGTAGCCGGCGAGCGTCAGGCGCTCCGGAGAATCGTTTGACAGTGCCTTGCCGAGCGGGATCAGCCGGGTGATGATGTTCCGGGCATCCGCGGTGTGGTTCACGGAGACCAGATTCCGCCCCAGCTCGATGACCGTGTTCTGCCGGTTGCCGAGCTGATGCAGGTAGTCAAGCCGCAGGACACCCTGCTGGTCGCGCCGGAGTCGCATCTCTCCGCCGAAGCGGTCGGTCAGATTGGCACGGAGCTCCTCGAGCGTCGTGCGGTACTGCGTCACGGCGTTAAAGGATGTGGACACATCACAGCTCCCGATCTGGATCGCCTTGTCGGGGTGCAGCAGATTGTGATAGTACAGCAGCGATGCGATAAACATGTGCGGCGTGATGCCGTTATAAGTGCGGTACATCTGCCGCGAATCGCTCAGATAGGCGATCAGCCCCTCACACTCATACTGCTTGGAGACCGTTCCGTCCGCCGCCATGCCGTCCTTGGGCTTGTGTGCGATGCGTCCGAGAAATTCGCATTCGCCGGTGAGTGTGTTGACGTATTCGACGACCGTCGTCAGCTCGTGCAGACGGTCGTATGCAGGGTTCATTGGAATGACCTCGAAGCTTGCCGAGGGAAAGACGATATCCGCGATCGGGTCGTCGAATTCTGCCGCAATGACCTGACTGTCGCTTGAAGCATCTGCTGCCCGAAGCCGTTCACGGGTCTGACCGTTCGTGATCCAGATCTCGTACATCAGATCACCTCCGGGCGGCGGCTCAGCTGGTCGTTGACGAACGCAGTCCAGTCCGCCGGTGTGTCCTCATAGTCGCCCGCACCACATGCCGCCGTGAAGCTCAGGACGAGCTGCGCATCAATAGCCGTGATCGTCCCGTCACGGTCGGCGTCTGCGCGGAATTCCTGCTCCGGCGTCAGGCCGCTGGGCTCTCCGGCGCCGATGTTTGCGGCGGCTGTCTGGATCGCCTGCGCATCGGCAGCGGTGATCTGCCCGTCGTCGTCGATATCCGGATAGCGGTCGGGATCGACCGGAAATGCGACATCCTCGTTCGGGATCCTGTAGGGATACGCCTCGAAGATGACCGTCAGCTCGCAGACCACGCCGCCCTGGTATTTCGTGCTGATGCTCGTGAGCTGCGCCAGGAAGTGGTAGAGCGGATCCGCACTGTCCCATAGCTCCGAGAACCCGTCAGGCGCCTCCAGCCAGTCGATAAAGGCATCGGCCTTCTCGCGGCAGCGCTCATTGTCGGAGATGACGAATGTGTACCGCAGTGTGCGGTTCTCGTACTCCTTGACGCCGAAGAAGCTGCCGAAATTCCAGGTCACATTGCTGTAAGCGACGCGCTCCTGCCGTTTGATCTCCTTCGGCGGCGGCGTCTGCCGTTCCTTGCAGGTCGCGTCAAAATCAGTGCAGGAATGCTTGCCGTTCCACACGATTCCGTTGGATTCGGGATGATAGTGCATCAGTTCACGCCCCTTTCAGATTGTACTTGCAGCTCTCCGAGGGCTGCATCAATGCGGTCGATCGTCTCGCCGACGATCTTGTCCCCGTCGAGCGCGATGATCTTTCCGTCCTCAATTGCCTGTAAAATGCGGTCGAGCCGTCCGAGCAGTGCCGGATCCGTACTGTACTGCGGTGCGGACATTGGAGCCGGCTGTGACGCCTGCGATTCGATCTCCTGCGGCAGCGGTGCCGCCTCTATAAACAGCCGCCTTGCCATCGACTCCATCGCATCGATGGGATCGTCACTGCTGCTGTCCATACCCTCAGCAAGTCCCTCGTCGATCATCTGTCCGACCCATGCCATCTTTTTCGACGGCGAGTGGATGTCAAACGGCGAGGTGATCGCTGAGATGATGCTGTTGGCGATCTCGGTCGCCTTGTTCACGATGGAGGATGCCATTCCGGCAATGCCGTCGAGCAGTCCCGCCATGATGTTATGGCCGGCATTCCGCATCTTATCGGCAAGTCCGGTGATAATGCCGAGCAGACCGTCAGCGATCTGTTTGAGCTGACCCAGGAGCTTCGGCCCGAAATCCCCGAGGTTATTGAGGAGTGCCAGAAGTAACGTCACCAGTATCACGATCAGCTTTTCACCGACCTGGATCAGCGTCGATACCAGCAGCATGAACATCTCCACAGCAGCCTCTCCGAGCTCATCCTTGTTGTCAAGGAGCAGGTCGATGAGTGATGTCACGATGGTAGGCACCAGCGGGGCGAGGGCTTCGATGATGGGCGGGATCGCGTCAAGGATCGCCAGCAGAAGTGAATATGCACCCGCCAGAAGCACAGGATAATTGGAGACCAGTGCTGTTACCATCGCCGTAATGACCGTCGGCAGCATCTGTGCGAGCTGCTGTGCCAGTACCGGCACCATGCCGACGATCGCCGTCAGGATCGTATAGGCCGCCTGAATGAGCTGCGGCATGGAAGCCAGAATCATTGTGACGAGCGTTTGAATGAGCTGCGGGATGCGCTCAGCGAGGACAGGTGCGCTGCCGGAGATCGCTTCGGCAAGCTTCGTGTAAAGCGTCGGGAGCTGCTCCAGCAGTTTTTCGACGAGCATGTCCGCCGCGTCGAATAACAGCGTCAGGACGTCAGGGAGCGCATCCAGAATGCCGCCGACCAGATCGGTGACGACCTCTGCGCCCATGCCGATGACCTCCGGGAGCTTTTCGCGGATGATGTTCCCGATGACCGGCACAAGTGTCTCCGCGACGCTCTGCGCATCCGTCAGCGTGCTTTCCAGTGCGTCAGATATCTGTCCGATGCTGCTGACCAGTGCGTCCTGATCTACCGCTCCGCCGCTCAGGACGTTTGTCAGCTCGTCCATCGCTCCCTTTGCACCGGGAATGATGCGTGACGCAAATGAACGCTTGATGCCGTCTGCGGCGGTGGTCAAGTCCTGTAGGCTGTCCTGGTAGGCGGCAGCATCCTTGACGGCTTCGTCCGACATGACACCGCCCAGCTCATGCACTTGTCTGCGCAGTGTCTCCGTGTCTTCCGCGGAAGAATTCAGGAATGCGCCAAGCTCCTGCGCAGAACGGCTGAGAAGGTCATTCGCGACTGCTGCACGTTCGGCGCCCTCCGGCATCTCTTGTAATTTTGTGATGACCGTCTCAAACAGGTCTGCCTGAGACATCTTTGCGGCATCCTCGATGCTCAGTCCGATCGCGTTAAAAGCATTGACTGCCTTGTCGCTCTGGTCGTAGACCGCATCAGACAGCGTTTTCATGCCGGACTTCATCGCATCGATGGACGATCCGGAGTGCTGTAGGATGTAGTCCCATTCCTGATATTTCTCGGCGCTCAGACCCATCTTCTGGGATGCCTTGTCGATCGAATCTCCGTATTCTGCCGTTTCCTTGACAGCTTCTGCGGCGGCTTCGGTCAGATTTTTCAGCTCGCTGACGGCGCTTTTCAGCACATCCAGTGCCAGATTCCCAATAAATCCGCCGACCGCGACCGCTGCCGCGTCAAATTTTCCTCCGGCATCCTTGGCTTCGTTGCCGACCTTGTTCAGACTTCCGGAGGCATCCTCTGACTCGTCGCCCAGCGCATCCATTTTCGATGCCGCTTTCTTGGCTTCATCGCCGACCTGCTCCGTGCTGTCCTCAGCTTTGTCGGAGGACTTGGCAGCAGTTTCCAGCGCCTTGGCGGTATCCTCGGCGGCTTTCTCGTAACCCTCCAGAGAGTTGGTCGTGACGACGATCTCCCGCTGTAGGGCGCGAAGCTGCTCCTCGGATACCTCGCCGCGCTCAAACTGCGCCTGCACCTGACGCTCGGCTTCCTTCAGAATATCCAGCTTGCCGGAGGTCGCTTCGATCTCCTTGGCGAGTGCTGCCTGCTTCTGAATGAGCAGCTCCTCGCTGTTCGGCACGAGCTTGAGTGCAGTATCTATCTCCTTGATCTCCGCGGCGGCTTTGCCTGACTGCTTCTCGACGCCGGAAAGCGCCTTGCCAAGCTTTGAAGTATCGCCGCCGATCTCGACAGTAAGGCCCTTGATGGTCTTACTTGCCATAGCTATTCTCCGTTTCGATGCATCCTTCGTCTCAGGCCCGCGCGGTCAGGCTCTGTCTGCTCCATGCGGGCGGCGTTTTTGAGGTATTCCTTGCCCTTCTCCGACTGCTCCAGCCGTGAGATGAACGCATCCCGCTTCCATTGCAGATAGGACAAATACCGCGATTGCTGAAGCTCTGCAAAGCTCATTCCGGTGTAGCCTGAAACAAGGTGATGCCAGTAGGTCTCTGTTTGGTAAGGGCTCGCATCCGCCGTACCCCCGATATACGGATAGTACGGCAGCGTCAGTTTTTTGACGCGCGAACCTCATCAATAAATGCCATGTAATCCGTGAAGAATGGGATCATCGCGTCAAGCGTGATACGGTAGTCTCGTTCCAGCCCCTCTGCAGTGAAGCGCATGCCCTCCGTGTTGAAGCTCATCAGATCAGCCAGCAGCTCATAGAACTTTCGCAGATCACCGATATTTTCAGCTGTGATGCGCTTTTTCAGTGCGGGGATGCTGTCGCGCAGGCGCTCTACAGCGGATACGGTCGGGATCTCCAGATGGATGGTCTTTCCGCCCCGCAGCTCGACCACAAGGGTCGGCTGCTCGAAGGTATTAAAGCTGAATCGTCTGCTCATTTCTCATCCCTCCCCGTCAGGTGATCTCCTCGTACAGCTCGATGAGCGTACCGTCTGCGTCATGCGGCAGTGCCGTGAATTCCGGCTCCACCAGAGAACCGCCGTCCGTTGCGAATTTGAGGGTTGCGCCGGCGGTATTCCTGCCGACGATCATCACCCACACATCGCCGTCCGCGCTGTCCTCGTGATGCAGGCACAGAACATAGTTTTTATCCTGCGCATTTCCGCCGCCGCCGATCTTGGTGGTACGGATACCGTCCGCCTCAGAGGTTGCACAGCGGTTGATAAGGCTTTTCAGGCTCGCACCGTTCCATGTGATGAGACCCAGCTTGACCTTGACCTCCTCATCGGTGGTGATGGTCTTGCGGACATAGCCGAGATCGTCTTTTTCGGTGAGGGTCGTTTCCGCGTATTCGACGGATGCACCGCCCTTGACATAGCCGAGACGATTTGCATCAACACAAATGCTGTCTCTGGTCGGGAGCGTGCCGGTATACTCCGTGAGGTACACCTTGCACGAGCCGATGGTAATATCGTCCTTTGTGCGTTTTGCTTCAGGCATAATCAACACTCCTTTTTCTCGTAGAATTCAAATTCATAGATCGTCTGGTACCGCTGCTCGGGCTGTAGCCAGAACGCTTCCTCCTTGGAAAAATGCAGGCCGTGCGCCGCGATGGAAGTCTCCAGCGCCGCCTCGTTATCCGGGGATGGCGCTGCGGTGTAAAGCTCCACTGTGACCTCGTGATGGTACAGCAATATTTTGTCATCTCCGCCGTCTGTTTCAATGCTGTCATTCCAGACGATATAATCACCGGATTGCGGATGCAGGAAACGCGTCCGGCGGTATGGGATGCCGACTGCGCTCAGAATCTCCTCAATCACCCTTGACCGCCTCCTCTACGTCCTTCTCATACTGCTTCCGCACCTTATCCCATGCATTGTGCAGGAATGGGTCGCCCTTGACTCTGCCAGTGCCGGTGCGGTTCATGTGACCGTGTACCAGCAGATGCGTCAGGCGGTAGCAGGGCGGCTTGACATACCATGTGTAGACGGTGCCTGTCTGCCCTTGCTTGCGGGCATTTGACGCGATGCAGTCCGCAAAATGCTTCCCGTGATGCCGGATGTCAAACGGCGCGGTGTCCTTGGTGATGCGCACCAGCTCGTCGATCGCCGTCTTTCCGGCCTTGTCGATCTTCTTCTGGACATCCTCCGCGTAGATCGTCAGCTCCTCGGTGAGGACGGCGCTCAGATCGGCGGGAGAGATCAGTTCCTTACTCATACAGCGCCCCCGTGATTCTGACGGTTCTGTGCTGTTCGAGGTAGTCATCATAGTCGACGACATGGTAGGTATGCCCCCTGTAACACAGACGGAAAAGCTGCGGCGTGTACCGAAGCTGTTCCAGAACGGACATATACCGGAACTCGAACACCATCTGCGCATGGAACTGGTCTGCATCCGCGGCAAAGCCGACCTTTCCGGTCGCCGTATTGACGCGGGCGTGCAGGGGCTTGCCGAGGAGATCTGCCCAGATCTCCGTCTCCTCGTCCTGCTTCTGGATCGTGACGGACTTATCGTAGACTCGACTCATGAGGATACCTCCCGCAGTCTGCGCAGCTCCAGCTTGAGCTGCCATTCCAGTATAGTGACCTGCGCACGGTGCGCAGTGCCCTGTTTGGTGCCTGCATCCGTCAGCGAGCGCTCGTTGTAGTAGTCCTCCATGTAGAGGAGCGCGAGCTGCTTTGCCCGCGCATCATTGGGCAGCAAAGTCTCCACATCCACACCGACAGCGCCCTTGAGCGTGAGGTCGGCCGCGCTGACAGCGGTCGTCACGTTCTGCGTGACCATCTCGTCCGCATAGTCGATGCCGAGATGCTGCAAAGCTTCCTGCACTGTGATCACTGCCATGCGCTGCCCTCCTGACTTAGCCCGTTACCGGGATTCTGAGCTTGCCGTTGACGAATGCAGCGGCATCCTTGACCTTGACATCCAGCCTCTCCAGCGCACGGATGAGGGTCAGATCTTCCTCAAATGCATTGAGCTGATCGTTACCGGAGCCTGCAACGGCAGTATCCGACATTTTGAGCTGGAGGGTCTTGCGGTCGAAGATCTTGATACCCTCCTTGAAGTCACCGGGGATCATCGGGATGAGCGATGCAGTCACTTCGTAGTAGCTGCTGGTCTTGGGATTGCCGGTCGGATTCTCGACAGGCGTGTATACATACGGAGACTGCGAAGTTCCGGAGCCGCTGCGCGTGTAGTAGGTCTTGCCCGCCTTTACGGTCGTGTCCTCGGTTGCGCCGTATTCCGACTCGGTCGGAAGGTCTGTATTCGGGATGATGCGGACAGGAATATTTCTGGTGCCGATCGCGATTCTGGGCGGCAGCACATCGGTCGCGCCGTTTTTCAGGAGCGGTCTGCCCTCCAGATCCTTGAGGGTATCCATCCACAGCAGTCCGTCATCGTTGGTGATGATGGTGCAGGTGTCTGCAAATGCCTGACCGAGCGTTACGATCACCTGATATTTGAGGTCTTCGATGTAGGACATGGTCGTTGCATCCTTAGTTGCAATGGCATCAAGGATGAGGGCATTGTCCGTTACGCGGGCAGCATCACCGAGCCACTTGACCATCGTCTGGGTGATATTGGCGTCGCTGTCCTCCAGCAGCTCGTTGGTCACTGCCATATAGCCGCCGTACTTCTCAACGCTGTAGCTCAGCACCTCAAACTGCGGTGTCGCACGCTTACCGACCTTGCCGCCCTCGCTGATCTTGGAGAACGCAGACTGCTGCGCACGCTTCTGGAAGGTGCGTCTGCCGGACTTGGTGGTGACATTCTCCACATCGACGAGCTGACGCAGAGAGAACTTCGCGTCACGGTACTGCTCGACACGGGTACGGATGTCCTCCGGTACGGTATAGCCACCGTCCGCATTGGTACCCTCGCTCATGTCCTTGGATACCGCAAAGCCGGAACGTGCCGCATCTGCAAATGCTTTCTCGGACTTCTCCGATGCAGAAATGCTCTCGCCGATCTCCTCTGCGACATCCGCCTTTTCCTTGGCAAGCAGACGCTCTGCGGCAGAACGCTCCTGCTCCAGCGCTTCCGCCTGATCGAGCATCTCTGTCGCCTTGGTGACATCCTTCTCGGGACCGTCATTCAGATACTTCTGTGCGTTCTCGGTACACTGTGCGATCTGGGCATTCAGCTCCTTGATCTTCTGTGCGTAATTCGACTTCATATCAGATTTCCTCCTTCTGTGTTCTGGCTCTGAGCGCCATCATGCGGATGCGCTGTCTCAGCTCCTTTTCGGTTGTATCATCAGCAGGGGACTCCTGCGGCTGATCGGATTCGTACACCGTTACGCCGGTGTAGGATTTGGAAACGCCCGCCGCCTTCTGCGCGGGAACGGCAACGAGCGAGAACTCGTAGGCATCCTTTGCGCCGTCCAGCGTGAAGTAGCAAGGCTCTCCCTTGCTGTACTTCCTGCCCCTGTAATGCTGGCAGTAAGCCTTGCGGTTATCTGCACCGCACTCGGAGCAGATGCATTTGCTGACGGAACATCTGATGCTGCCCTCCTTGCGGATGCCGCCAACGATCTCCGTGATAAGGTCGGCATTGCCGGCAGTTCTGACCATGTAGCAGTGCGCAATGAGCTGTGTGTACGGCTCGCCGTTCTGCAGAAGCTCGCCCTTGACCAGCTCTGTGTCGTAGATGCGGGCGATCTGACTGTCTGCACTGGGACGGTGATCCTTGATGACCGTCCTGCCGACAAACATTTTCCGCAGATCGTCAAGTGCTTTCTCTGAAAATCGCTCAAAGTCGCGGTCAACCTTGTTATCGCACAAGACCGCCTTGAATGCAAACACCTGCTCCGCCGTCAGCGGCTCCAGCGTGTATTTGTTGATTTTGGCAAGCTGCCTGTCCGTAACCTCTCCGGCGCTCAGACTGGCAGATTTCTGCACAAGACCAGGGATCTTGTTATCTTCCATCTTGTGGTACCTCCTTCTGATATTGAATTCCAACCATATCCAGCGGGATGGTCGAGCCGTTTCCGATGAGCTTGTCGCCACAGTCTACCGCAGGCATGTCGAGAAAATCTCGCGCTTCATTGGGCGTATACAGATAGCTTTGCACCGCCGTGCTGAGGGTATTGATCTGCGTGAGCTGGTCAGCACGGAGCAGCACCCTCGTGTTGAATTTGACCATGAAGCCCTGCTCGCGCTCCTCCTGTGTCAGAAGCTTAGCGGACAGCTCCTCCTCATACTGCTTGAGGATGAAGAGCATTGTGTCGATCAGGAATGAAAGCTGCTGTCCCTCGGAGCTTGCGTAGCTGGACTTGGTATAGTCGCCGATCTGATCCGGCTTGACGCCGAATGCCGCCGCAATCTGCAAAGCACTGTACTGCTTCAATTCAAGGAACTGCGAATCCGTCAGCTTGATATTCAGCGGCGTGAGCGTAAATCCCAGCGGAATCGGGATGATACCGCCAGAGCCTGAGCTGTCCTTGCCGGACGCATATTCCTGGATGCCCTTTTTCAGCGCTTCGACGCTGGCATCGTTAAGACCGCCGGTGTATTGCAGGACTGCTTTCGCTGTCATACCGGATTTGTACAGCCCGTTCAGCATGGTCTGTGCCTGTCCTGCACCCTGGATGACATCCGCGATCTGCTGGCGGGTCGGGATACCGATGATGCCGTCCTGCGTCAGGAAATTCTTGAAATGCAGCACCTCCGCGGACGAAAAGACAAGGTTTGTCGTGCCGTGCGTGTAGCGGTAGTACACATCCGGGACATCAGCAAGCTGACGTGCATCGTCATAGTACACGGTCACATCATCCGGATGGAGTGGGAACAGCTTCGGGTGCAGCGGATCCCTGTCGTAGATCAGCGCATAGGCGTTGCCGTAATGGTTACGGCATGTCTCCATCAGACCCCAGAAGGTAGATGCCGTCATGTAGGGATTCGGGCGCATGTACAGGACACTGTAGAACCGATGCTCATGCATGGAAACTGTTCCGCGCTTTGGCGTGTGCTGCTTAACTTTAATGGGGATCTTGCCGAGGCTCTCGCTAAGCACCTTCATGCAGGCAAAATATGTTGCCTCCTTCAGAGCATCACCGCTTGTGCCGCGGGAAATGCCGAGAAAATCCATCAGCGCTTCCAGATTCGCGTCGTGAAAGCTCTTGCCTGTCAGGACGTTCCATGCCGCGCGGAATCGTTTTGCAATTGTCACAGTCTCACCTCCATCCCATCTGTTCCAGATATTCGTCCAGCGCTTCGTTCACGTTGACCGGTGCGCTGCTGCCCTGCGAGATCAGCATCAGCGCATAAGCGTCGATCACGGCATCCACCGGGTCAATGCGCTTGTACTCCTGCTTGTGACCCGCCTGCCTGAGCTTGTCGATCTTGATCTCCTCGAACGAATTTTTCACGACTGCTGCATTGGTGAACGACCATGTAAGCAGCTCATTCTGACGGTCATATTCGACCTTTCCGCCCTTGACCAGCAGACGCATATCCACTGTGGCGCTGTTCAGGCTCCGGGCGCTCTGCGTGATCGTCACGACCGGGCAGCCGTAGGCTTCTAAGTCCTGTAGTATGCCCGCTGCATTGGCAGGGTCGATGCCGATGCCGTAAAACCGCAGTCCGAGCGACTTTCTCAGGTCAGACAGGTATTTCAGGATGAACTTGTAGTCCGTCATGAAGTCCATCTCACCGCCGGTTACGGTAATCAGTCCGCTGTCTACCCAGATATCGTAGGGGGCAAGGTCAGTCTCGATGTGCTCGTTCAGTCTGCCCCTCGGCATGAAGCTGTGCGACCAGATGTAGAATCTGCCGTCACCCAGCGGGAAGAGCAGGGAAATGCTCGTCAGGTCGCCGCCGCTGGACAGGTCGATGCCGACCCAGCAGTCCAGAATACCCGCATCAACGATCTGACGGAGCGTGCGTTCACTCCCGCATTCCTTCCATTTATCCACGTCGATGAAGCTGTCATCGGTGTTCTTCGTCCACATGTTGAGGGACTTGACAATGAAGTCACGCAGATCAGAGCCGCCCATATCGCGAGCAGTCTGCGCATCCTGCCGGAGGATTCCGATCAGCTCCGGGTCGGTGAACGTGAACGGGCAGGATTTCTGCCAGTTGTTCTCGTCCCAGATGTCATCCTCCGGATCCATGCAGTAGATATCCGCGAAGAAATCCTCTGCCGTTGCCACACCGCGAAGGATATTTGCCGCGTAGGTGTCCATCTCCATGCAGAACCCCGCCGGTATCTTGCCGCGGGTCGTAATCATGGAGATCAGCGTCTCCGGCAGCGAGCGCGTACCGTTGTACAGTGCCTTGTAGATGCCGTTGTCCTTGTGCTGGTGGATCTCATCAATGGACGCGCAGATCGCACGGAAGCCGTCATCCAGACCTCCTTCACGGCTCAGAGCTTCGAGCGTACAGCCGGTATTGAGCGCTGTAATGAGCGATTTGTAGTCCTGTACCTTGAAGTATTCCAGCAGATCAGGGTCAGCCTCGATGAAACGCTTGGCTTCTTCCCATGCAAGCCGCGACTGACGTTTCTTAGTCGCCGCCGTGAAGAGCTTGCCGTTTTTGTAGCCGGAGAACGCCGCGATGTAGGTCAGCATGATGCCGTTCTCCATCGTCTTGCCCTGCTGACGCGAGATGGACTTGTAGCGCCGCCTGAACCGTCTGCGACTGTTCGCAGATTTCTTCCAGCCGAACGTGCAGCCGAGGTCAAATGCTTGACAGTCCATCAGCCGCAGTGGGCGCGGCTCCAGTCCCTCCGAGAGGGTCAGCGTCTCGCCGAAATCAATAATGCGCTGTGATTCCTCCGCGTCCCAATAGTACGGAAAGGCATCCGTCCGCTGACGCTCCAGATCGCGCAGATGCCGCTCGCACGCAAGACGGTGCAGCCTGCCGCAGACCACATCACCGGCACAGACGCGCTCTGCGTATACGGTCGCGCGGTCGGTCATCCGCTTGCCTGCCTGTCAAACGCCGCAAAGCGGTTCGCCTTTGGCGCTTCGTCCGTCTGCGGAACGACCAGCTTGCACCGGCTGGATATCGTCAGACCGAGTGCAGAAGCTGCCGTGTGCGCCTGTTTGAAATAGCGGTCGATGCGCTTGTCGAGCTTATCGAGCAGCGCGACATACTCTGCGGCGTTCTCAGCACCGTCTGGCATCCGGTACTTTTTGCGGAATGCCTGCGCATCCCTGATCGCCTGACGGTACTGCGATTCTGCGGTCACATAGCGGGCAAGAGTCTCGGTGTCAGTCTCGCCCATGATGCCGATCTTATCAAGCTGTTCTGCGATCTCGCGGAAGTGCCGTTTCTGCGCGGCAGTCAGATAGGACGGAGGTTCGATGTTGTCGGTGCAGGGCTTGACCTCTGTCCTCATACGCTCCTCGATCTCCGCTTTGCCGAGGTGCTTTGCGCCCTTTTTAACCACAAGTTCAATGGGCTGTCTTTGACCTGCCATGCTATCACCTCCGAAAATGGCTATTTTACGCGCTGTGGGGCGTTTTTGCCGCAAAAGAG